ATATGATGATGCTAATCTTTATACAGAAATTTCTGCAACAGATGGCTTTATTGTCTATGGTAGTTCAGGATATGTTAATGCATCAGGAACTAACAACTACATCTATTTAGCAATAGCATAATGGAAGAAGTAAAGATCTACATATTAACTTTGTTTGCTTTTTTAAGTTTTAATTTTGGAATCTCTCAAAAGAACGAAAGGCATATAGTAAAATCTCCAACAAAGGAGCTAAAAATGATACTATACTCTAATGGTAAGCCAGTAGTAGAAGGATATGTAATTGCAATTGACAATAAACTTATAAATCACGGAATGTTTATAGTGTATAGGCAAAATGGGTTTATTTTAAGAACAGTTCATTATGATATGGGTAAAATAGTAAAAATTACTAATTTTAATAAAGAAGAAAAAATATAATGAATTACATAAGAAAAATATCAGTAGGAGCAAACTACAAGGATGCTATGCATTACATTGTAGACCAGAATGTTCTTGGTGGTAATTACGTTATTTCTGATATAGCTCAAGAGGGAGATGGATATAGTGTTTGGGTTAAAAAAAATAATGAGTCAGTAAAATGGAAAGAATTTAAAAATATACCAGTAGTAATTGAATACAATATAAATATAATATGACACCAAGATGGGATTACCTCATAAAGCCCCTAGGGAAGGAGTACAAAAACACAAAAAAAATAGCGAACAAAGATTTTATAATCAACACATCATTAGAGAATGCAGCCTTTGTAAACAGGCTGGGGGTTGTGTGTGCGGTGCCGAGTGGTGGTCAAGTGCCCCTGGGTAGTATAGTTGTTGTTCATCACAACGTGTTTAGAACCTACTTGGATATGAAGGGAAATAAAAGAAAAAGCAACGAATTTTTTAGAGATAATCAGTACCTTGTAAATCCAAATAAAATATATCTATATAATGAAAACGGCTCTTGGAAAACTACTGATGGATATTGCTTTGTCAGTCCTATTAATTATATACAAAATCAAGAAATTTATAGGTCTGACAAGGAGAAGGAAGAGCATGTGGGACTTTTAAGTTATGGCTTGATTCCTGGAGTTTCTGAAGGAGATACAATTGGATTTACAAAAAACTCTGAGTACGAGTTTAATATTGAAGATAAAAAGCTTTATAGAATGAAAGATTCAGATGTTTGCATTAAACTAAATTAATATGGATTCTTTTTTTAAAAACAACACGTCTATTTTATTAACTTTTATAGCAAGTATTTTTGCTGCAGGAGGTGTGTTTTCTGAATTTACAGCACTTAAAGATGAGTTAACTTTAGTTCATGAAAGGTTAGATGAAAAAGTTCTGGTTATAGAAAAAATTGAAAATAGATTAATGGAGTTGGAGAAAAAAACAGAATACGAAAGAGGATTATTGGATGCAAAAAATAAAATTAAATAAAGTGAAAATATATTGGACAAGCACAACAACTTGGGGTGACTATGAAGTTGAATACACCTTTGAGTATGAGGGATACTAAAGAAACCATACTTCGAGTTATTGAGGCAGGAGAAAAAGCAGTAGATGAACTTATAAAAGTTGCTGAAGAAAAAATCATTACAGGGCATAAAGACGATGACTTAGCAGCAGATAGACTTAAGAATGCAGCGGCAACAAAACGACTCGCAATAGAGGATGCTTTTATAATATTACAGCGTATTGAAAACGAAAGAGATAAGATAAATGGCGAAGACCAGACTAAAGACGGTAAAGGAAAAGATACAGGATTCCAAAGTTTTGCTGAGTCAAGAGGAAGAAAGTCTTGATCTTTGTCAATCAATAGATCATATTCCTTTAAAAGATATAAAGGCAGGTAACAGAAAAAAATCTTGGAAGTATGGATATAACACAAAATATGATGTTATAGTTATATCAAAAAATGGTCAAATAGGATCAGTTGTAGAAATACAAAATTTAAAAATAGCCTTACCTTTGCAACCGAATAGGGTTTATGAAAGGGGTGCAAAACAATCTGATCAATACTGGGAAGCTTTTGAGTATCCAAAAGAACTTAAAAACATTAAGACCATATTCCAGTGGAATGAGTACCCGAATGCATTCAAAGAGACATGGGTCGATTACATTGAAAATGAGTTTGAAAGAAGAGAAGGTGGTTTCTGGTTTAAGAATAATGGTATTCCTACTTATATCACTGGCACTCATTACATGTACCTCCAATGGACAAAAATTGACATTGGTCACCCAGAGTTCAGGGAGTCAAATAGAGTGTTTTTTATATTCTGGGAAGCATGTAAAGCGGACAATAGATGTTACGGAATGTGTTATCTCAAAAACAGACGCTCTGGATTTTCATTTATGTCCTCAAGCGAAATCGTCAATCTTGCTACAATCACCTCCGATGCTAGGTTTGGTATTTTATCCAAGACAGGTTCAGATGCAAAAAAAATGTTTACAGACAAGGTTGTGCCAATATCCACAAACTATCCCTTTTTCTTCAAGCCAATCCAAGACGGAATGGATAGACCAAAAACAGAACTCGCATATAGAGTGCCCGCATCCAAACTCACTAGAAGATCTATATCTGATACAGAAAACGAAGAAACACTTACTGGACTCGATACAACAATCGATTGGAAAAACACTGGGGATAACTCCTATGACGGTGAAAAGCTACAACTCCTCATACACGATGAATCTGGAAAGTGGGAAAAACCAGATAATATCCTCAACAACTGGAGGGTCACTAAAACTACATTAAGGTTAGGTAGAAGAATTATAGGAAAATGCCTTATGGGCTCTACATCTAATTCATTAGATAAAGGTGGAAGTAATTTCAAAAGACTTTATAATGACTCTGATGTAACTAAAAGGAATGCAAATGGACAAACAAAAAGCGGAATGTATTCTTTGTTTATTCCAATGGAGTGGAACTTTGAAGGGTTTATGGATCAGTATGGTCAACCATCCTTTAGAAAGCCAAATAAAACGATCTTAGACCCCTATGGGGATGTTATAGATGGTGGGGTACTAGACTACTGGGAAAATGAAGTAGAGAGCCTTAAAAACGATTCTGACGCACTTAATGAATTTTATAGACAGTTTCCAAGAACAGAAGGTCATGCTTTCAGAGATGAAGCAAAAAACAGTTTATTTAATCTTACAAAGCTTTATGAGCAGATAGACTATAATGATGGGTTACAAAGGCAAAGGGTTGTTAAAAGGGGTTCTTTTTATTGGAAGAATGGTATAAGAGACAGCGAGGTTATATGGACACCTGAAAAAAATGGTAGATTTTATGTTACTTGGATACCGCCTTTAGATTTAAGAAATAGAGTTGTAAATAAAGGTGGAGTTAAATATCCTGGTAATGAGCACATTGGAGCTTTTGGATGTGACTCGTATGATATATCTGGTACTGTTGGTGGAGGTGGATCAAACGGTGCATTACATGGGTATACGAAACCAAATTTTGATGGTCCATCCAATTCATTTTTTCTTGAATATATCCATAGACCTCAAACGGCAGAATTGTTTTATGAAGATGTTTTAATGGCAATGGTTTTTTATGGAATGCCAATATTAGCTGAAAACAATAAACCAAGGCTTTTATATCATTTAAAAAACAGAGGATATAGAAAGTGGAGCATAAATCGTCCTGATAAAAACAAAAATGACTTATCAAAAGCAGAAAGGGAACTTGGTGGTATACCATCATCTCCAGCTGTTATATCTATTCATGCTGAAGCTATTGAAAGTTACATAGAAAACAATGTTGGATTTAGTCAAGAAGGGAGTGGTAAAATGTACTTTACTAGGACTTTGTTGGACTGGGCAAATTATGATATTACAAAAAGAACAAAATTTGATGCTACAGTTAGTTCTGGTTTAGCTATCATGGCAAGCCAGAAGTATGTGGTTAAGCCTCAGAAAAATAATATGGAAATAAATGTTAACTTTGCAAAGTATAATAATAGCGGCACAGTTAGCTCTATTATAAAGTAAAAATATGCAAGGATCTTCTGGTAGATACATTATAGGATTTCCCAATCAATTAGCGTCAGATGCTGAGAAGTCATCTCAAGAATATGGTCTTATGGTCGGACGTGCTATTGAGTCGGAATGGTTTAGAAAAGAAGGTGGTCAATCACGATTTTATAATAACCGAGATACTTACCACAAATTAAGAACATATGCTATGGGAGAGCAGTCTGTACGTAAGTATAAAGACGAGCTTGCTATAAATGGAGACATATCATATTTAAATCTAGACTGGACACCAGTACCAATAATACCAAAATTTGTAGACATTGTTGTTAATGGAATAACAAACAGGCTTTTTGATGTAAAGGCTGAAGCTGTAGATCCTATTTCATCTAATAAAAAAGCAATGTATAAAAATCGCATACAAACAGAGATGCGAAATAAAGAAGACTTTGAAGAGATTGGAGCAATGTTAGGAAAGGATATGTTTTCTACACAGCCAGATATGCTTCCAGAGACTGACGATGAGCTCGAGCTTCACATGAAGATTGACTACAAGGATGATATTGAAATAGCAGAAGAAAAAGCTATTGACACTACATTAAGATATAACAACTACGAACTAACTAAAAAAAGAGTTGATGAAGACTCTGCTGTACTTGGTATATCAGCTGTAAAGCATTCTTTCAACAGGGACGAAGGTATAAAGATAGAGTATGTAGATCCATCTGATTTAGTTTATAGTCCAACGGAAGATCCCTATTTTGAGGATTGTTATTACTTTGGAGAAGTTAAAAATGTAAATATTACTGAGCTCAAAAAGATTGATCCATCATTAACTCAAGAAGATATAGATGAAATAGGCAAGTCCTCATCTAAATTTGATTCATACCAAGGAATGCGTGGTGGTTATAAGACTGATAATTTTGACTATAATACAGCAACGCTTCTATATTTCTGCTACAAAACAGATAAAAACATTGTATATAAAAAGAAGAAAAACGCATACGGTGGAGAAAAAGTGCTAAAGAAAGATGATCAATTCAATCCACCAAAAACAGAACAAGCTCGTTTTGAGAAGTTATCTAAAAGAATTGATGTTTGGTATGAGGGTGTTCTTGTGTTAGGAACAAATAAAGTTCTTAAGTGGGAGATGATGAAAAATATGGTGCGTCCAAAAAGCTCTATGCAAAGAGTTTATGCTCCATTTGTAGTTAGTGCTCCAAAAATGTACAGGGGTCAAATAGATTCTCTCGTAAAAAGAATGATACCATTTGCAGATCAAATACAATTATTGCATTTAAAGCTACAGCAAGTTGCTGCCAAAATGATTCCTGATGGTGTTTTTATTGACCTTGATGGAATATCTTCTATAAATTTGGGTAATGGAAATACTTATTCACCACAAGAGGCGTTAAACATGTATTTTCAAACTGGATCTGTTCTTGGAAGAAGCCTCACAGAAGAAGGAGAATTTAATAATGGAAAAATACCAGTTCAAGAACTTACATCTTCTGGAGCAAACGCTAAAATATCTTCTTTAATAAACATGTATAACTACAATTTAAACATGCTTAGAGGAGTAACTGGATTAAACGAAGCTAGAGATGGCTCTATGCCTGACTCTAATGCACTGGTTGGAGTACAAAAACTTGCAGCATTAAATTCTAATACAGCTACAAGGCATATTTTAAAGTCTGGTCTTTTCACAACTCAAAGAATAGCTGAGTGTATTGGATATAGAATATCTGATGTACTAGAGTATTCTGACATGAAAGAAGACTTTGTAAAAAATATAGGAAGATATAGTGTTGAAATTCTTGAAGAAATCAAGGATCTTCACTTACATGATTTTGGTGTATTTATAGAATTACATCCAGATGAAGAGGAAAAACAAATGTTAGAACAAAACATTCAAACATCTTTATCAGCTGGAAAAATAGATATTGATGATGCTATTGATATTAGAAGCATAAAGAATGTGAAGATTGCATCACAACTACTTAAAGTTAGAAAGAGGCGTAAAGAAAAACTTGATAATAAACGTCAACAAGAAAACATTGCTCTTCAAGCTGAGGCTAATCAGCAAGCTGCTTTAACTGCGGAACAAGGTAAACAACAAACGGCTTTAGCTAAAATGGAAGCTGAGGCTAAGATGAAACAACTTGAGTCAGACCTTGAAATGAAAAGAATGCAGCAAGAATTTATCTTAAAATCTGAACTTATAAAAATGCAGAAAGGAATCGAAAGCCAAATTAAAGGCAATGAGATAATGATTCAGAAAGAAAAAGATGCATATAAAGAAGATAGAAAAGATAAAAGAACAGCAAAACAAGCTACACAACAATCTAAATTAATTCAACAGAGAAAACAAGACTTAGATCCTATTGATTTTGATGGTCAAGACTCGTTAGGGTCAGGTATGGAGGGAATCGTAGGCGTTGATTAATTTTATAATTTTGCAATATAATTTAATTTAATTCATATGGAATGGAAGGTAAGGGCTTTGGATGCCGAAGGTAATCCTATTGAGCCAAAAAAAGAAGAGCAGCCTCAAGAAGAAGTTGTACAGGAAACTGCACAAGAAACAACAGAGGAGCCTAAAAAAGAAGAAATAAAAGAAGAAGTTAAACAAGAAATAAAAAAAGATGACATACCACAAGAAGAAGTCAAGCAAGAGCAAAGCAGCTCCGAAGAAAAAGAAGAAAAGCAAAAGCAAGAAGACGTATTAGAAAAGCCTTTTGAGCTAGACGATAAAAGCATCTTAAATTATTTAAAGGATAGGCACAACTTAGAGGTTGAGTCTATTGACGTTCTTAAAAATACTGATAAAAAACAAGAGCAATCTTTACCTGAAGATATTGCCAAGTTTATGGAGTATAAAAATGAAACAGGTCGTTCATTTGATGACTACGCAAAACTGCAGCAAGATTGGACTCAGGTTGATGATACTTCTGTGCTTAGAGAATATTACAAACAAAGTAAGCCTCATTTAGATTCAGAAGAGATAGATTACTTAATTAACGATGAGTACAGTTATGACTCTGAAATTGATGAAGAAAAAGATATCAAAAAGAAAAAGATTGCATATAAAGAAGAATTATATAAAGCTAGAAATCACTTTGAAGGATTGAAGGAAAAATATAAGGCACCACTTGAGTCAAGAGATGCTGAAATCCCTGAAAACTACAAAGAGGCTTTTAACTTTTATAATCAATATAGAGAACAATCTGACAAAGAGACAAAAGCTCAGGGTGAACGCTCTCGTGTCTTTATGGAAAAAACGAATAATCTTTTTTCTGACGAGTTCAAAGGTTTTGAATTTAATGTAGGAGAAAAGAAACAAGCGTTTAAACCAACTGATGTAAGTAAAGTTAAAGAAGTTCAATCAGATATAAATAACTTTTTTAATCAACACCTAGATCAGGACGGAAAAGTTAAAGATATAAATGCGTACCACAAAGCATTGTATGCTGCACAGAATGCAGATTCATTAGCAAAGTACTTCTACGAACAAGGAAGAGCCGATGCTACTGATGGTCTTGTAAAAGAGACAAAAAACATTGACATGAGTGTTCGTGAAAATGTGCAATCTGAAAGTAGTGGAACAAAGTTTAGAGCAGTTTCTTCTGATGATACGTTCTCGTTTAAAATTAAAAAACGATAATTAATCATTAAAAATATATAAAATGAGTGTAACAATGTCAGGAGTAGCGGGTGCATTAACCCCAGCTCCATCAAAGTCGACATTATCGACTAATTATTTAGGGTCAGCTATTGAGTTTACTTCTCAGTATCTACCTGATGTTTACGAAGCAGAATTTGAAAAATACGGTAATCGTTCTGTTTCTTCTTTTTTGAGATTAGTAGGCGCTGAAATGCCTTTCCAGTCTGACGTAATACAATGGTCAGAGCAAGGAAGACTTCACTTGGCTGTATCTGGAGCAACTCGCTCTGGAGACGTAATCACGTCAAATGGACACCCTTTCCGCTTAAACCAAACGGTTATTATTTCTGACGGAACAGACCAAGACAAAGCAATCGTTACAGCTGTTACAGCTAACACTTTTGACGTAGCTTCTTATTCAGGTGCTAACCTAGCAGCTGCAGTAGGAACTTCTGCTCTTAGTGTATTTGCTTATGGTTCTGAATTTTCAAAAGGAACTAACGGTATGAGTGGATCTTTAGAGGCTCCAAAAGACATCCAAACAACTACACCTATCATTATCAAAGACAAGTATGAAGTCAATGGTTCTGATATGGCGCAGATCGGATGGATTGAGGTGACTACTGAAAATGGTGCTACTGGATACCTTTGGTATTTGAAATCAGAGCATGAAACTCGTCTACGTTTCGAGGACTACCTAGAGTTGTCTCTTATCGAGGGAACACCTGCTGCATCTGGATCTGGCGCTGCAACTGCTGGATACAACGGTACAAAAGGTTTATTCCACGAAATCGAAAATAGAGGAAATATTGCTACTGGATCAATCGCTGCTCGTACGGACATCGAAGAGATCATCAAAGTTTTAGACAAAGAAGGAGCTATTCAAGAAAACGTCCTTTTCGTTAATAGAACAAAATCATTTGAAATTGACACAGTACTAGCTGCACAAAACAACAGCGGTGCTTCTACAAGTTCTTATGGTTTATTTGATAACGATGAAGAAATGGCTATCAGCCTTGGATTCAAAGGATTTAACTTAGGATACGATTTCTATAAAACAGACTGGAAATATTTAAATGATGCTACAACTGGAGCCTTAACTTCTGCTGTAGATGGAGTGTTAGTACCTGCGGGAACTACAACTATCTACGATCAAGTATTAGGCAAAAACGCTGTACGTCCTTTCTTACATGTTAAATATAGAAAGTCAGAAGCTGAAGATCGCAAGTATAAGTCTTGGGTAACTGGATCTGCTGGCGCTGCTGGTATGTCAAGCGACCTTGATGCAATGCAAGTCCACTTCTTAAGTGAAAGAGCGCTTTGTGTACACGGAGCAAACAATTTCATCATAATGAAGTAATATTAATTAGGGGGATGGGACTTCTCGTCCCCCTTTTTTTAATCTAATTTAATTTTAATAAAATGGCAAAAAAAACTACGGCTACCCAGCCTAAATGGGAAGTAAAGGATAGAATATATATACTAAAATATGGCAGAACACCTGTTAATTATATCCTTAGGTCTAAGCACCACTTAAATAAACCACTACAATATTTTGACGGAGAAATTTCACGCTCTATGCGTTTTGCATCAAATCAAACTTCAATATTTGAAGATGAGCAGTTTGGTGATGTAACCCTTCCAGCTATTATATTTAAAGACGGAAAACTTTTAGTTCCAAAAGAAGAGGTTTTAAAGCAACAATTTTTATCTATTTATCATCCAGACTTAGATAAAGAATATGAGGAGTTTGATCCAAATAAAATAGCAGAAGAGGATATAGCTTCAGAGGAGCAAAAACTTGATGCACAAAATATAGTTAGAGATATGGATATAGAGGATCTTGAAGCTATAGCTAGGGTTGCATTAGAAGGAAGAGTTTCTGATATGACTTCTAAAGAGATAAGAAGAGATATGCTTGTTTATGCAAGGAAAAATCCTCAAGAGGTTATGGACTTATCAGAAGATGAGAACATAAAATTAAGAAACGTTGCTGTTCGTGCAGTTGAAATGGGTATCATATTTATTAAAGACGACAACAGAACTGTTTGCTGGAATAACAAGACAAAGGATAAGATTGTTACAATTCCTTATGGAGAGAATGTATATTCAGCGTTAGCCTCTTTCTTTAAAACAGACGAGGGTCTTGATGTACTTCAAGGCATCACCAATAAACTGTAGCGTTTCCACCCAACGCTACTACTAGAGGGGAGTCATAAATATGGCTCCTCTTTTTTTTGTATTTTTGTGGAAAGATTTGCTAATGATAGATCACGTTAGAAGCACTGTTTTGAGTGTGTTAAATAAGGAGAATAGAGGGGCTTTAACAGTTGCTCAATTCAATTCGTATGCAAAACATGCACAGCAATTGATATTTGATCAATACTTTTCTGAGTACTCTCGTTTATCCACATTAAAGAACTCAAGAAGATTATCTAGAGATCACGGAGATAAGCTTAGTATTCTGAGACAAAACATTGATAAGTTTATGAAGACAGCAACTCAAACGATATCTTCTACTTATATTCAAAAACCAACCGATCTTTATAGCATAATATCTCTAACATATAGCGGTAAGTTTATGGAGTATGTCCCTAAATACAAGGAAGCGTATCTAGAAGCTTCTAATATAGCTGCTCCTTCAGCATTATACCCAGGCTACTGTGATGAAAATGGATACTTATATGTAAAGCCAAGCACATTAACAGGATCTGTAATTGTAAATTACATAAGAACATTAGCTGACCCTAATTGGACATATAATGTTAT